GGCCGCGATGAAGTGCAACGCGCCGAAGCGCACTCCTGGTCACCCGAAGAAATCGCACGTCGTCAAGGCGTGCGAGGGCGGCAAGGAGAAGCTGATTCGCTTCGGGCAGCAGGGCGTCAGCGGCTCGCCTCCGTCGAAGGGCGAGTCTGACGCCGACAAGAAGCGCCGCGCGTCCTTCAAGGCTCGCCACGCGAAGAACATCGCCAAGGGCAAGATGTCGGCGGCGTGGTGGTCAAACAAGGAAAAATGGTGAAATGGCAGCCATCCCCCTCCTCGCAGGAATCTACACGACGACGACGCCCGACTTTCGGACGGCGTACCCCGTCAACATGGTGCCCGTGCCGAAGGCGACGGGCATCAGCGAGGCGTACCTGCGCCCCGGCGACGGCATCGTGAGCGACGGAGTGGGGCCGGGCGTCGACCGCGGCGGCATCAACTGGGAAGGAAGCCTCTACCGCGTCATGGGCACGCGGCTCGTGCGCATCGACCCTACGGGCATCGTGCAAGACCTCGGCGACGTAGGCCCCGGCGGGCTCGTTACCTTCGATTATTCCTTCGACCGCCTCGCGATCGCAAGCGGCGGTCGGCTGTACTATCTCACCGGCTCTTCGCTCGCGCAGGTCACCGACCCTGACCTTGGCACCGTCGTCGACTTCTGCTGGGTCGACGGCTACTTCATGACGACCGACGGCGAGTTCCTCATCGTCACCGAGCTGAACGATCCGTTCGTCGTCAGCCCGCTGAAGTACGCAAGCAGCGAAGCGGACCCCGACCCCATCGTGGCGCTCGTGAAGGTGCGCAACGAAGTCACCGCGCTCAACCGCTACACGATCGAAGTCTTCGACAACGTGGGCGGCGTCGGCTTTCCCTTCCAGCGCATCGAGGGCGCGCAGATCATGAAGGGCTGCGTCGGCACCTTCGCCTGTTGCGCCTACCAGGAAGCGATCGCGTTCCTCGGCGGTGGGCGCAACGAAGCGCCTGCAATCTACCTAGGCGGCAACGCGCAGGCGAACAAGCTCTCGACGCAAGAGATCGACGAGATTCTTGCAACCTACACGGAAGCGCAGCTCGCAGGCGTGAAGCTCGAAGCGCGCAACGACCGGGCGCACACGTTCCTCTACGTTCATCTGCCCGATCGCACGCTCGTCTTCGACGGCGAGGCGTCGAAGGCGCTCGGCTCTCCGGTGTGGTTCGTGCTCACGAGCGCGCTTCAGGGCCTCTCGACGTACCGCGCGCGAAACTTCGTCTGGGCCTACGACCGCTGGTGCGTCGGCGACCCGTCGAGCGCAGCGTTCGGTCACCTCGTGCAGACGGTCTCGACGCACTGGGGCGAGCGCGTGCGGTGGGAACTCACGACGCCGATCTTCTTCAACGAGTCCGCAGGGGCCATCTTCAACGAGCTGGAGCTGATTGCGCTCCCTGGCTCAGTGCCCTTCGGCACCGACCCGATCATCTCGACGAGCTACAGCCTCGACGGCCTCACGTGGTCGGTCGACCACACGGTGCGCGTCGGTGCCTTCGGCGCTCGGCAACATCGCATCGCCTGGCGTCGCCAGGGTTCGATGCGCCGCTTTCGCATTCAGCGCTTTCGCGGTGACTCGTGGGCGCACCTGCCCATCGCGCGCCTCGAAGCCGCCCTCGAACCGCTGGCCTGGTGATGACGATTCGACGCCTTGGCCTCACCCGCGACCAGCTCGCAAAGTTCCTCGTCGAGCACGAGCAGATCCGTCAATTCGAGCTTCTCTTCTCGACGGTCGACGAGATTCAGACGACGGGCCTCGACGCGGTGACGCTCGACGCCGGTGCGGCGCTCGCAGGCGTCAACAAACTGGCCGGTGTCGTCGCGCAATTGGCCCAAGACGGGGCGATTGAAGCCTCGAACGCCCTCGCCATCGCCCAGGCTGCCGAACGCGCGCTAAACGCCGTTTCTGAGCTGGCGATGGTCGGGGCGACGTTGCCTCCGATCGTGCCGCTGAAGCGCAAGGGGCTCGGCACGTTCTCTTCGAACGTCGACCAGGTGGCCCTGTTGCCAAACGTGGCTTATCCCGTCACCTTCGACACGGTGGACGTAGAGCGCGGCGTTTGGCGCGACGCGGTGAACACCTCGCGCATCTACGTCGCCGACGGCAACTTCTACAACTTCCAGTTTTCCGCGCAGCTCGACAACACGGCACCGAACGCGCGCATCATGTGGATTTGGCCGCGCATCTCCGGCGTCGACGTGCCCGACTCGGCCTCTCAGGTGCGGCTGCAAGGTAACGACGCGGAGCTGGTCGCGGCGTGGAACTGGGTGCTAGAGCTGAAGCCTGGCGACTACTTCGAGTTGATGTACGCCGTCGACAACGTGTCAGTCCGCATGGAGCACTTCCCAGCGGCGGGCGTTGTCCCTGAGATTCCTTCCGTTATCCTGACCGTAACCAACGACATCTGAGGCGCGCATGGCCGTCACTCCCTCGCAGATCATCGCCCCCGGCTTCGTGCCGAACGTGAAGGGCACCGCGTACACGTCGAACGCCGCGAAGACGCGCATCGACTACATGGCCTTCACGAACGACAACACGGCGAACGTGACGCTCTCCGTGTGGCTTGGCCCCGCTAGCGCGTCGCCGCGCATCAAGGACAAGACCATCCTTCCTGGCGAAACGTACCTCTGCCCCGAGGTCATCGGCGCGCTGCTCATGCCCGGCGAGGTCGTGCAGTACTCGTGCAGCGTCGCAGGCGTGCTCTACGGGTCCGCGAACGGCGTTCAATTCACCTGACGACGCGCTCAATTGAGGTGCAGACAATGATGATGCTCGGAATTCCCGTCGAAAAGCCGTTCCCGTCGACGAGCGAGAACAAGAGGAACACGCTCATGGTGATCCAAGACTGGCAGCTCGGTCCCGAGCAGCCGTCGAACGAGCGCGGCGCAAACGGCGAGTACTGGCGCGCACTCGCGAAGACGATGCAAGTCGACGAGGCCGAAGCGCGCCGCCGTCGCTGCTCCAACTGCGAGTACTATGACAACACGCCGGGGACGCAGCTCAAGATGGAGCGCATCCCCTGGAACTCGTTCGACGTCGGCGCGGGCTTCCGTGGCTTCTGCACGAAGTTCTCGTTCGTCTGCCACGACCTGCGCAGCTGCCAGGCGTGGGAAGAGAAGGAATTCGGGGGCGATTGATGAGCGCCGTCGAACCGTCCGAATCGCTCGACTATTGCTTTCGAGAGGTGCTCTCGCTGCCGCCGTCGGCGTGCGAGTGGCTCCTGCTCGTGTGGCGTTCGATTCAGACGTTCGACGACTTCGCCGACGGTGACGAGGTGAAGCGCGCAGACCTCGACGCGCTCATCTGGAACGCGCTCGTCGCGCTGCCTTGTCACCCGTTCTTTCTCGCGCACGCGCACGCGCTCGGCGGGGCGCTCTCGACGGCGATCCTGAAGTGGCAAGCATCCGACCGCGCAGAGCGCGACGGATTCGCCGATGCTCGGTCCTTCGCCTGGCGCGCGAGCTTCTACGACCTGGTGCTCGTCGTGCTCAATCTCTGCTACGGTCCCACCGTCGCCCAGTCGAAAGCGCACATCGTCATGCACCTCTACGGCGAGACGCTCGACGACTACTTGAAGGAGTTCGAACATGCCTGAGCCTATTTCCGCATCCGTCATTGGCGGCTCGCTCATCACTGGAATCGGCGGGTACTTCTCGCAGAAGAGCGCCGCCGAGGAAGCGTCGGGCGCGCAGCGCGAAGCGTCGCAGGCCGCGATCGCCGAACAGCGTCGCCAGCAGGCCGAGATGGAGCGCCTCCTTGCACCCTACATGCAAGCGGGGCAAGGCGCGCTCACCGCTCAGCAGAACCTGCTCGGCCTCGGCGGACCCGAGGCGCAGCAAGCGGCGATCGCGCAGCTCGAATCGTCGCCGCAGTTCCAGGCGATGATGCAGCAGGGCGAATCGGCCATCCTTCAAAACGCATCGGCGACCGGCGGCCTTCGCGGCGGCAACACGCAAGCCGCGCTTGCGGAGTTCCGCCCGCAACTGCTCTCGCAGCTCATCCAGCAGCAGATGGGCCAGCTCGGCGGGCTCGCAGGCATGGGCCAGCAGAGCGCACTCGGCGCAGCAGGCTACGGTCAGCAGGGCACGCAGGGCGTCATGGGCCAACTTGGCGCCATGGGGCAAGCGCAGGCCGGTGCAGCGATGGCGCAGGGTCAGGGCATGTCGAACCTCTTCGGCGGCGTCGGCGGCGCACTCGGCACGCTTGGCGGGCTCGGGGCGATGGGTAAGGGGCCGTTCGCCCCGAAGGCGTGAACGAGGGAACCATGACGCAACCGTTCAACTATACGCTAAACGTACCGAATCCAGCCGAAGCCGTGACGAGCGGCCTTCAGCAAGGCGTGCAGCTCGCCGGACTGATGGAGCGCGCAGACCTCACGGCGGCGCAGCGTCAGCAGACGCTTTTGGAAAACCAGGCGCTCCAGGCCAAAGCCGCGCTTCAAGCGCAGCAGCAAGCGGCGGTGAAGGCGTTCTACGACATCCCGAGCGAGAAGCGCACCGCAGCCGATTACGAGAAGCTGACGGCGACGCTACCGAAGGAGCAGGCCGAGAACATTCGCGCAGGATTCGACGCGAAGACGAAGCAGCAGCAACAGCAAGAGCTGCTCTTCGGTGGGCAGGTGTTCAGCGCGCTTCGATCCGGCGATCGCGAGACGGCGAACACGCTTCTCCGTCAGCGCGCGGATGCGTCGCGCAACGCTGGCGACGAAGCGAACGCGAGGGCGTACGAGAACGCCGCCGAGATGGCTGCCATCGCCCCCGATCAGGCTGAACTCTTCGTCGGAACGACGCTCGCCGCGTTGCCTGGCGGAAAAGAGTTCATCAACAACGTCGCAGCGCAGTCGGAGATGCGAACGAGCGAAGCCATGGCCCCTGGCAAGATTGCCAAGGCCATCGCCGAGGGCAAGACCGCCGAGATCATCGCAGCGACCGAGCAGAAGATGCGCGACGCTGAGATCGCGATGAAGAAGGCGCAGACCGATAGCGCAAGGGCATCCGCAGGCGCATCGTACGCAAGCGCAAAGAGGACGCTTCGCGACATTCAGCACATCGACGCGATGGAGCCGGGACAGGTCGCGCTTCTCGCAGCGCAGACGCAAAGCGAACTCGCCGAAGCCGCAAAGAAGCGTGGCGAAGGCGGCGCAGCAGGCGTGCTCGACGCAGGGCAGCGGGTGCTTGACACGGTTGCGCTCATTCGGGGCGACGTGAAAGACAAAGAAGGCAAGACCGTGAAGGTCGGAGACTTCAAAACTCTCGCCAATGTGGCTGGCCCTATTCGAAGCAAGTTTCCAACCACTTCACCAGAATCAGCCGATACTGAAAATGCAATTAAAACTCTAAATGACCAAGTGTTCTTGCAGCAAATCAAGAACATGAAGGGCATGGGCGCGCTTTCTGAAAAAGAAGGCGATCGCCTTGCTGCATCTGTTGCGAGCCTGAGCCTCACGCAGTCGCCCGAGCGTCTTCAGAAAAACATCCAGTACATCGAAGAGACCACGCGCAAGGCGATGGAAAAAATGCAGTCGATGGGAGGCGGAAGCGCTGGCGCTGCGGCTCCTGCGGCTGGCGTCTTCGACGCTGCTGATGCAATTCTTCGCGGAGGCAAATGATGGCAAGCGCCGAGGACTACGCCGCGTGGATTGTCGCCAACGCATCGAAGAAGGGCACGCCCGAGTTCGACACGGTGGCGAAGGCCTACCAGGCTGCGCGCTCTGCGAGTGCGGGAGCTACGCAGGCGCAAGCCGCTCCCGCCGCAGCGCCTCCGACCAAATTCGAGCAAGCGCGCGAATCGTACACGAAGTACGGCGGCGGACCAGCCGCGCCTGTCGGCATCGAGCCGACCTACGCAACGCCGCGCGCGGGCACGCCTACGGGGCTTCCCGAGGGCGCAGGGCAGGTCGTAGAGCCTGAGACGACGCTCGCGGGCATTGGTGGCGCAATCTCGCGCGGCATCGCCCCTGCTGCCGTCCTGGCGGGCGCGGGCGCGCTTGCGGCCCCGCTCGTCGGTGTTGCCGCACCCGTCGGCGCGGCGCTTGGCGGCGGCGCTCTCCTCGCGTCAAAGGTGCTCGGCGTCGATCAGCCGTTCGTCGAGAAGCTGAACGAACTCATGACGCGCGCAGGCGTCGCAGAGCCAACCACGGCGATCGAGCGACTCTTTCAGTCGGCGGCTGGCAGCGCGGCAGACGTGGCTACTGGCGTCGGCGCAGGCCAGGCGCTCATGAAGAGCGCCGCTCCAGTCGCGCAGGCTGCGGGTGCGATGCTCGCCGAACAGCCTGCCGCACAGCTTGCGGGCGGCGTTGGTTCCGGCCTCGCTGCGCAGGCGGCATCCGAACTCGGCCTCGGGGCCGCTGGCCAGGCTGCCGCAGCGCTCATCGGCGGCATGGCTGGCTCCCGAGCTGCGCGCACGCAAGTCATTCCGGCAGCGCAGGCGAACGCCGCAGAGCGGGCGCTCGTCACCGAAGCCGAGAAGGTCGGCGTCCCTCTGATGACAAGCGACGTTGCGCCGCCGCGCACGTTCGCAGGCAAGGCTGCGCAGGCGCTCGGCGAGCGCGTGCCTGTTGTCGGCACTGGCCCTGTGCGTCAAGCGCAGCAGGAAGCGCGCATCAGCGCAGTGCGTGACGTTCTCAACGACTTTGGAGCAAGCTCCGCTGCGCAGGCATCCGATGCGGTGATGGTCGATCTCCAGGCAACGCGCGGCGGGTCGCTCAGCAAGTACGCATCACAGAAGACCGATGTGATCAACCGGCTTTCGCAGGCTGGCACCGTTCCGGTCCCCGGCGCAATCGCGGCAATCGATCAGCAGATCGGCAAGCTCACTGCGCTGAAGACAAAGGAGCTTCGCCCGGTCATCGAGCGCCTCGAAGACTGGAAGCAGTCGATTCAAGGGCAAAACCTCACGAACATCGAAGACTTGCGCAAGCAACTCGGCGAGGCGTTCAAGGCCCCGGAACTTGCGAGCGTGCGATCGACTGGCGAGAAGGCACTCTCCTCCATCTACGGCGCGCTGCGCGACGACATGGGCGCCTTCATCCGCGACAACGGACAGCCGCAAGACATCGCGAAGTGGACCGACGCGAACAAGAAGCTCGCGTCGATGGCTGGCGAGCTTAAGAATGGCGCGCTTAAGTCTGCGCTCGAAAAGGGCACCGAAACGCCGGAAGCGATTCGCGGAATCCTCTTCTCGTCGAAGCCAAGCGACGTGCGGCTTCTCTACCGCAACCTGAGCGACGCAGGGCGAGAGAACGCAAAGGCCGCACTGCTCGCTCACGCAGCAGAGAAGGCTACGACGAACGACGTGCTGAGCGTCGAGCGGTTCGTCTCGCAAGTCGACAAGCTCGGGCCTCAGTTTGGCGTCTTCTTCAAGGGCGACGACAAGCGACGCATCGAAGGACTTACGCGCGTGCTCGGCGCAACGCGCCGCGCCGCAGAGGCCAGTGTGATGACGAACACGGGTCAGCAAGCCGTGCCTGCCGCTACCGCGCTTGCGGCCGGTCAGGTGAGTGGCAGCGCGCTCGGCGGCGCAGCAGCCCTCGGCGGCGCTGGCCTTATGGCTCGCCTCTACGAGTCGCCCATGGTGCGCAATCTTCTGCTACGAATCCCGTCGACGAAGGTCGGCAGCCCCGAAGAAGCCGCCATTCTGAAGCGCATCAGCGGCGCAATGACCGCGCGCACGACGACACCCGAGGAGCAACCGACCCCATGAGCGCCTTTTCCGTCTCCGAGCCATTCCCGACGTTTCACGATCGCGACGGGCAGCCGCTCGACGCGGGGTTTCTCTACTTCGGCGCGGCTGGCTTCCCTGCGCAGTCGAACCCCATCCCGGTCTACGTCGACGCTCTGCTGACGATTCCCGTCGCGCAGCCGGTGCGCACGCTCAACGGCTTCCCGCAGTACCAGGGCGCGGCGTGCAGGCTCTACGTCGACGCCGACGACTTCTCGGTCGCGGTGCATCAGTCCGACAACACGCTCGTCTTCTCGTCGCTCAACTCGACGGTGCGCATCCCGCTCGCGTCGACGACGGGCAGCATCAGCGCTGACCGTGTAGACTACACCGAAGGCGGCACGGGCTCGACGACGCGCACGCTCACGAGCAAGCTGCAAGAGTCGGTGTCCGTCTTCGACTTCATGACCGCTGCGCAGATCGCCGACGTGCAAGCGGGCACGCTGCTCATCGACGTGACCGCTCCCATCAATGCGGCGATCGCTGCATCCGACGAGGTGTATTTCCCCGAGGGCGCGTACCGCGTCTCGAACGACGGAACGACGACGAACGGGGCGATTCAGATCCCCAACGTCCTAGCAGCGAAGACGCTTAGGGGCGCGGGGCGCGGCAACGCAATCATCCACAACTACGGGCAAGGCCCCTGCATCACGTCGATCGGCAACCTGCTTTTCTACAACGTGTCGCTGCACGTCTGCGACTTGACGATCCAAGGCACCGTCGGCTCCGGCGACGGCATCTTCTGCGACTACACGTCGCAGAGCATCTTCGAGCGCATCGAGCTACTTAGCTGCGGCACGAACGGCATCAAGCTCCAGCGCGGCGCGCACAATGCGCTGAACGACGTATGGGCGCGTGTCTGCGGCCTCGACGGCGTGCTCGTCGGTCAGGAGGCTTTCTTCACGACCATCGTCGGCGGCACCTTCGAGTCGAACGGGCGCCACGGGCTCAACTTCGCGGCCGATGGTGGCGCGGCACCGAGCGGCGTGACCGCGACCGGCGCTTCGTTCCGCTCGAACGCGGTGTACAACGTCAGCGTGCGCGACGGCGCTGGAGATATTCGCCTCCTTGGGTGCACCTTCACGACTACGACGTCGACCACGACTGCGCGGCACCTCAGCGTCGACGGCGGCGTGGGCACGTCGACCGCGTGCCTCGCCTACGGCTGCACATTCGTCGGGCAGAACACGTCGTCGACGGTCGTTGGCATTTTCGGAAACGCCTGCGAAGACCTTAGCATCGACGGCTGCTCGATCGACTGCACGGGCTCCGACGCCTACGCGCTAACGGCGACGGCCGTTCGCACGCGCATCGTCAATTGCACGAAGCTCGTCGGCACGAAGATCGACGCAAGCAGCTCATTGACGCAGGTGTTGCCCGATGGCGGCTCCGTCTTTCTCAGTCGCTCGTCGTCTTACACTGACCCCACGACGCTTAACTTCGGCGGTGGGTACTCGACGTTTACCGTCGGCGGCAGCGTCAACGCCTTTCGCTTTCGCCTGCTCGGCGCTGGCGTTAACGAGGTCTTTGAGCTTGGCGGCTGGCGTCTCTGGGTCGACTCGTCGACGGGCAATCTCCGCATCAAGGGCACCGACCCGACGAGCGCAGCCGATGGCTTCTCGGTCGGTCCCGGCGTGCCGTCGTCGACGGTTGCAAACCTTCCCGCTGGCCCTCCCATCGGCACGATGGCGCGCTGCACCAACCTATCGGTGGCGCCTGCTTTTGGCGCCGTCGCAGTTGGTGGCGGCGTCTTCTCTGGCTTCGTCATTTGGAACGGAGCCAACTGGACCGTCTGCGGCGTCTGACGTAAGAGGTTGACATGGACGGCATCCACATCGGCGAACTCGTCGGACTGCTCGCTCTCGGCGGCTCCGTCATCAGCGTTTACGTTGGGACGCGCACCGAAGCGGCGAAACTCGCAGCATCGATCACCGGCATGGCCGACGCAATGAGGCAGATCCGCGACGATATTCACGAGATGCGCAAGGAGCTTCGCTCCGACCTGCAAGCGCACTCGCAGCAACTTGGCGACCTCTCGCAGCGCGTCGCCGTCGTCGAAACGAAGGTGCAGTGATGGAAGCCCTTGCGCTGAAGGTCGCCGTCTGGTGGCCCGTCGTTTCCGGTGTGCTGAATGTGCTCCTTCGCACGCGAACGCCTGAGCAATGGGTCGAGCGATGCGAGCGCACGCCGCGCTTCGCAGCGTTCACGCGCTTCGTGCGCTCGGTCGGCGTCGACCCCGTGAAGATGGTGCAGGCACTTGGCGAGTTCACCGCAGGAGGCAAGTGATGCAGACGTTCGTGAAGTTCTTCGCTCTGCTCGTGGTCCCGAGCGCGATCGCCGGTTGCGGCTCTCCGTGCGCCCGCGTCGCGTCAGACGCGATCACGCTCGACAAAGACTGCGCGAAGGCCGCGCTCGACAAAGGAGACGGTCAGCTTGCTGCGGCGTGCGCGACCGCTTACGGCGTGGTGAAGCGCGGCCTCCTCACTGGCTCGTGCGCGAACGACGTAGGTGCGCGATGAGCACGGCGGCGAACGTGCTGACGTGGCTCGACACGGTGATCACCGTCGTCGCGAAGGTCGAGAACGCCATCGGGCAGCTTCCGCGCTTCGACGACGGCAAGCTGCTCATGCCCGAGAGCCAGTCGGCGGTCGTCGCGGCGCGGCTGCTCGATCCTGCCGAGATCGCAAACATGCTCCTGCGCGCAGCGTGCGATGCCGACCCGGAGCTTGAATCGGCCATCAGCATCGCGGCGCTCAACTCGCAGGGCCTCGACCGTCGACGGCTCGAAGCGGCGCTTCGAAGGCTGACGTAGGAGAAAACCGTGACGACGTACACCAAGCCCGCGCTGCGCGAGCGCATCAAGGATCGCGTGATGGCAGGCGGCAAGGGCGGCAAGCCTGGCCAGTGGAGCGCGCGCAAGGCGCAGATCGTCGCGCAGGAGTACAAAGAAGCGGGCGGCGGCTACGAGGGCGCGAAAACAGGCGCGCAGAAGTCGCTCTCGACGTGGACGCGCGAAGACTGGGGCACGAAAAGCGGCAAGCCGTCGACGCAAGGCGCGAAGGCGACCGGCGAACGCTATCTGCCTAAGGCCGCGCGTGAAGCGCTCTCGCCTGCGGAGTATGCCGCAACGACGCGCGCAAAGCGCGAAGCGACGAAGCGCGGCGAGCAGTTTGCGAAGCAGCCGAAGAAGATCGCTGCGAAGACGGCGGCGCATCGCAGCCGGAGCAAGACGTGACCGCGAGCGAGCTACCTGCTAGGGCGACGCCGGTGTCTCCCGTCGAAGTCTTCCTCGCTCTGCGCCTTCAGCTTGCCGCGCAGCTCGGGGCACCGCCACCGCGTGAAGCCGTCGCCATCATGCTTGGGCAGATGGCCTTGGAGACGGGGCGCTTCCGCTCTGTGATGAACTACAACCTCGGCGGCATCAAGTGCTCGAAGAGTTGGCCTGGGTGCTGGCAGCACTTCGCCACGACGGAGCGCCTGCCGATGCGCACCGCGCAGAAGTACCTCGACGAGGTGCCGCAAGACTCGACCGTCGAGCTCGTCGAGCGCTCCGGCGACTTGTGGACGCTGCGCTTCAAGGGCAAGCATCCTGTCAATCGCTTCGTTGCCTTCGAGAGCCTCGACGCTGCGATTGAGCACCACGTCGCGTTCTTGCTTGGCCGCTACCGTTCCGCCGTCGAGGTTGCCGTCAGCACGCGCGACGCCGAAGCCTACGTCACCGAGTGCCATCGGCTCGGGTATTTCACGGGCGACGCCGACACCTACCGCGCGTCCGTGCGCAGCCTCGCTCGCGAGTACACGCGCACCATGCCCGCAGACCCCGCGCCAGTGACGCCCATGCCGCCCACTGAGCCCGTTGTCAGCGTCGCGGCGAGTGTGCCTGCTCCCGAGCCCGAAAGCCCCGCCATGGCCCCGTCTGCGCCCAGGGATGAGGCTCCGCGTCCGGTGGGCGAAGCGCCACCCGTGGCCACGCTTCCGCAGATCGGCATCGGCCTCACGAAAGACGAGGAGCCGCGTCCCTGGTGGGTGCGGCTCCTCGTGTGGCTCGTCGGTGCGATGACGGGCAAGTTCGGCGCTCGTCGCTAGCCGTCGACCATGAGCGCTAGCCCAGCGGTGACGGCCAGCGTCGCCGCGAGCACGTCGAGCAAGAACGCCCGAATCATCCCCTTGCGGGGCTCGGGAAGCTCGAAGCGCAGGGCGTAGACGGGCGGTCTCATGCCGCGCAGTTGCGTTTGCGTCGTTTGCGGTCGGAGTGCGTAGCGTGCCTTCATGCGACCTACTTTCGCGCGCTCGCGTCAGCGGGTAAAGTTTTCGGCAGCTTTCCGCGCAGGGCCTCGGCGAACGCAAGGTCGATGACCTGCGTGTGCTGGTAGTCCGGCGAAACGAGCTTCGCGCACTCGTGACCGAACGAATGGATCGCCCACCCGGTCAGCTCGACGAGCGGCGCAAGTTCGCGTCGCCAGCTCTCGCAGTAGGCCGACGCGCTCGCGTGAACGCGCCCGTCTGGGCCTCGTCGGCGGATGCTTGGAAGGCTCATGGCGTCGCCTCCTTGCGCTGCGTGCAGCGGTCGCAGACGACGAGCCCGAAGCGTCCGGTCGCCCGGTACGTCCACCCGGTCGGCCAGTCGACGGCGCGCCTTCGTCGATGCTTCACCGCTTCGACCTCGCGCGTCGGCACGTTGCGCACGACGCCGCACGCGCCGCACTTCCACTCTGCAAAACTTCCCATCGGTTCCATTTACACGCCTTCCTTCGTCACTTTTCGGACAAGCAGTCTCTCCCACTTCTTGAACCCGCCGCGCCGACCGAACTCGGCGAGATGCTCCTCGAACGGGTGATTCGACGAGATGTCATCCGGCCTTCGCGCGGTGATCCTGTCGCCGACGTAGACGAGCGCGCAGGGCGTCGAAGGGAGCCGGATCACGTCGCCGACCACGCGCAGCGGAGGCAGGTTGTGGAGCGGCTTCCAGGGGCCGCAGGCGAGCGAGGTGATCGCGACGTCGACCTTCCAGAGGTCGTGCGAGCTAAGGCCGTCGAGGTCCGGCACCCTGGCGACGATGCAGGGCGTCGCAGCGCCGTTTGCTCCACCGCTGCGCGTCGCCTCAATCGAGCAGGCGAGGCCAGACTGCGAGTCGATCTCAACCTCGATGTCACCGTCGACGCTCAGTGTCCACCGCATCTTGTTCGTCGCGTAGCTGATGACTCCAGCAGTGCGGTCGAACGTCGGCAGGCTTCGCCCGACCTGCGCGTACTCACTCGCCGTCGTCCAGTTCCATTCGACGCCGTGCGTCTTCGGGATTCGAATCGCCCATCCTTGGCGGTAGCCCCTCGCGAGGCGAATCGCCATGCGGGCGATCGTGTCGTGGTCAGTCATCATGTCGTCGCCCTCTTCGCGCGGCTGTTGCGCGCTCTCCAAATTTCGCCTGCGCCTCCCTGAGCGCGCAGCCGCATGAGATTGTGTCACCGGATCGCAGCTGCCAGGCGTCGCGAAGGACGGCGGGCGAACCGCAGTCGCACTCGCACACCCAGCGGCTCAGGCCGTCGAGCTGCTTCGCGGAGCGGTCGACTACGACGAGACGGCCAAAGCGATGGCCCCACAAATCGAAGCGTCGCACGCACCCGCACGAGCGCGTCTGCTTCGTGCGCAGGTGCGTCGCGCGGACAGTGATGCGCTCGCCGCACTCGCACACGCACGTCCACCAGGTGTTTCCTTTGCGGTCGCTTGCAGGGCGTGGCGCTGGCTCGCAGACGGTGAGCAGGCCGAAGCGCTGCCCGGTCAGGTCTAGTCGCGCGGGCATTTGCCGCACCTCCCTCGGATGCGCCCGAAGCGCAGATGCGTGTCGGAGATGGTCGACGCCTCGCCGCAGCGCACGCAGCGCACGTCCCATGTCGAGTAGCGTTGCTTCGGCCCCTCGTGGTACGCAACCGCCTCGAACCCGAGGCCGTCGAGCTGAGACGAGAGGCGCCTCGCCTGCGCCGCGCGGAAGACGCAGCCGCACGACTTCATCCCGCTTTGCAGGTGAGAGAGCGTGCGCTTGCGCAACTCAGTGCCGCAGTCGCACCGCAGGATGACAGGGCGAACGCTGATGCAGACGAGGTGGTGGTGTCGGTGCCCGACTTCGAGCGTCGGTAGTTGTTGGCGCACTCTCATCAGTGATCATCCATGAGCGCGGCGATCTCGCGGCGAAGCGCGGCGCACTCCTCTTCCGCCATCGCCCGCGCTGCGGCGCGAATCAGGTCCATGACCTTGCCGAAGCTCATCTCTGCGTTGTCGTACTCTCGCAGCACCTTGCGCACGCCTTCGTAGCTCAGGCCGTAGGCGCGCATTTGCTCGGCCTCCTGGCGAATCATCGTGGAGAAGCTCTGCGCCGCGAAGGTCTTCATGCGCTCGCACTCCGCCTCCAGCTCCCGCACTTGCGCGATGAGCGCGGGCACGTCGGTGCGGGCTCCGTTGTACGCATCCCGCGTCGCGCGAAGCTCCGCGTCCTGGTTGGCTACGCGAACGAGAAGCTCGTCGCGCTCGTCGGTCAGGTGCTGCATCTCGGCGCGCGCTTCGTCGCGCTCGCGCGTGACCGTCTCCAGCTTGGCTTCAAGTTCTTCTGTCGTCTTCATTCGTCGTTTTCCAAGTTGCGGTAATACCGATGAAGTTTGCGCAACGCCTGACATTCGATTTGGCGCATACGCTCGACTGAGCGACCGTAACGATTTCCGATCGCCTGAAGTGAAAGCTCTTCGCCACCGTCGACACCGAAGCGATTTCGAAGAACGTACGCTTCGACGGGCGAAAGCATTTCGAGAAGCCAGCGCACTTCGCGCACCAGATCGTCTTGGACGAGGCGAGCGTCGGGCGAGCTATCGATCATGCCCCGTGCTCCTTCAAATAAGAGACCTCAGCCTCGAACGCCTCGCCAGCGACGCTACGCGCCATCGCCAAGCGCTCGTCGAAGCCCGGCGCGGCGTAGTGCCACGCACCCGGCGCAACGTCGCCCAGGTGGCGAATCAGCGCGCTAGCAGCGGCGCTACGAGCCGCACGGGCGATGCGCCCGCGCTTCGTATCGCGGCGAAGCTGCGAGCCCCAGACGGGGCCGCAGGCGTCGTCGGCGAGTTGGTCTGCGATTGCCATAACCAGGAGGCTCATCAGAGGGCCTTCAGTGCGGCTTTGCAGCGCGCCAACTGACGCAGGACGCGCTTGCGATCATCCGGGTGTAGCGATGCAAGTTCCGCATCCGAGATGCACGTCGTCTTTCGCCACGTCTGAAAGATGACGGACCAGAAGGTGATGCTGCCGTCGCGGTGAAGAGTGACCTTGTCCATCGTCGTGATCCTTTTCAGTTCCCCGCCCGTTCGGCGGCGTCGTCGCGATTGCGTCGACGAGTGATGTTCTACGAGAGAAAAGAACTCTAGTCTACATCTTTCTCACGAAGGCTTCGATTTCTTCTTTCGCGTGCGAAAACCCACGGCAAACGAGCACCGTGTGACCGATGGACCGCAGGTAGGAGTGCCAGTCGCGCTGCTCGGCGGAGACGCTCCCTCCCTCGGCGCGCTTCATCTCGACCCACAGGCTGAAGGCCGGAATGAAGAGGTCCGGCACGCCAGCGGAGACGCCCTCGGCCTTAAGCCTCGCGCCGGTCGTCCTCGACCGCTGCGAGCCGTTTGGGATGGCGAAAATGCGCACGCCGCCCTTGCTCACGAGCCCGTACGTCTGGCGGAACCAGCGCACGAGGTTGCGCTGCTCTTCGTGCTCGGTGGGCACCCTGTCACGCGGCGTCAGAACGGAATCATCTGCACCCACTCGGGGCACTCGTTTTCCGACTCGGCGTATTCCTGCGGAGGGTTTGCGTTGTACCTTTTGCATATCTCGTCAGTGCTCCAGTAAGCATCGGTGTAGTGTTCACAGTTCGCGCAGCAGCGCGGCGGATTATTCACGACCGAACGCCACTCTTGAATCGTCTTCAGCTTCACCATTCGCGCCTCCGTACCCTGAAAAACTTCCCATCGCGCTCGAACGTCACGACCTTCGGCGGCTTCGCATCGTTCATCGCAGCAGCGATCGCGTCGATGTTGTTCTCCAGCGCCCAGCCTGGCGAAGTGCCTGCGCTCTGCGCGATGGTCGCGAGCGAGCGACGCGCCTTGTCGCCAGCGTAGCCAGGGTGCGCGATCGTCAGGTACTCGTCGATCGGCTTCTCGGCGATGCCGCCGTAGTAGCGCACGCGCAGCATTTCGAGGCCGCTCGACGCGCTGACGTGCCTGCGCCAATCCCACTCGGTGACGATAAGGTCGGAGCCTTCAGCGCCCATGATGTCGTCGTTGCGCAGCGCGAACTTCTTCTCCGGCGGCGGTGGGAACTCGAAGCCGCACGAGGGACACACGCGCGCCGTAGGGTGCACGAGTTCGCCGCACTCGTCGCACACTTTCACGGGCGGCTCGCCGTCGCCCTCGCCCGCCTTGTCTGGCGGCTGCACGGCGGTGATGGGGCCGTGCGTTGCGACGACTCCCGCGAAGTCGAGCACGAGGCAGTGGTCGGCGTGGCTCTTCGGCCTGAGCCCGCGACCCGCCATCTGCACGTAGAGGCTAGGCGAGAGCGTCGGGCGAAGCATCGCGATAAGGTCGATGTTCGGCGCATCGAAGCCGGTCGTGAGGACGTTCGCGTTCGTGAGGGCACGCAGCTCGCCGCGCTTAAACGCCGCGAGGATGCGCTGACGCTCGGCCTTTGGCGTCTCGCCTGTCACGCACGCAGCGGCGACGCCTTCGGCCTGCAGGGCGTCGCAAACGTGGCGTGCGTGCTCGACGCCGCAGCAGAAGAAGAGCCACGAGCGGCGCTCACCTGCGAGCGCGAGAACCTCGCGCACGACGGCGGCGTTCTTGTCGGCGGTGTCGACCGCCGCTTGCAGCTCGCTCTCGATGTACTCGCCTCCGCGCTTGTGCACGCCTGCCGTGTCGAGCTTCGCCTGCGTCACCTTCGAGCGTAGCGGGGCCAGGTGGCGCTTGTGCACCAGCTCCTCGATGCTCACTGGCTCGATGAGGTCGGCGAAGAGCGCGGGTTCGTCGGTGATGAGACCGTGACCGAGACGGTACGGCGTCGCGGTGAGGCCGACGACGCGAAGCGCGGGGTTGATGCGCACAAGGTCGGCGATGAAAGTGCGGTAGCCTCCCTCATCCTTGTGGCTGACGAGATGGCACTCGTCGATGATGACGAGATCAACGTGACCGACTTCGGCGGCGCGCTTCCGAACCGACTGGATGCCCGCGAACGTGATGGGCTCGCCCAGCTCTTTGCGTCCGATGCTCGCCGAGTAGATGCCCATCGGCGCGCCAGGCCAATGCTGGCGCATCTTCTCCGCGTTCTGCTCGATGAGTTCGCGCACGTGCGTGAGCATCAGCACGCGCGTCTCCGGCCAGCTCGTGAGCGCGTCGCGACAGAGCGCCGCGACGATGTGCGACTTGCCCGCGCCGGTGGGCAGCACGAGGCACGGGTGCCCGGTCGGGTTCGCGCCGAACCATGCATACAGCTGGTCAATGGCGCGTTGCTGGTAGTCTCGAAGGGCGACGGTCATCCCACCACCTTCGCGTCGAACTTGCGACGAAGCTGCACGAGCGTCGGGTCGACGCACGCTTTCGGGTTCGCGACGATCTCCGAAGATGAGAAGCCGCGTGGGCCGTTCGTCACCTCGGCACCATCGATGATGAAGACTGGCGCTCCGTTGTCGTCCATGTAGGCCATGAGCCACGGCACCATGTCGAAGTGCAACGCATGGCACTCGTGCGCCTCGCGCATCCAGTCGGTCGGGATGACGTTCTCGCCGTGTCGCGCGCACGTCCAGGTGCTTTCTTCCGTTGCCGTCGAGTGCGCGCAGGTTCGACAGTTCACTTCCTTCGTCACGCGAGAGCCGTGGCAGAGGCCGTGCGCTGAGCACCACTTGCACTCGTACCAAGTCGGATCAGTCGAGATCGGCGGCGGCATCTCGTCGGAGAGCGCGATGCGCTGACCTCGGGCAATGGCTCGTTCCGCGTGCTCGCGGTCGAAGCGCACGCGCTCGGTGTAGATGCGATCGTCGTCCTTGCAGATTGCAACGTACAGGGCGCGGTCAACACCGGTGCCGCGCATGTACACTTGCATCTGGGTGTAGTGTTTCGGCTGCGACTTCTCGACGCCTTCCTTCTCGACTGCCTCCCAGCTCTTCTTCGAGTGCGTCTTGATCTCCAAGACGTGCGCAGCCTTCGGCGCTTCTGGCACGCCCGCCGTGATGATGCCGTCGATCGACCCCGAGACGTGCGAGCCAAACTCGACGCGCGTCTGGTCTGCGCCCGTCGCGCGCACCTTCATTCCGATCGCGCGCAGGTCTTCGACGACCGTCTCCTCCTCGCGGTGCCCGCGACGGAACACGCGCAGGATGCGCCCCGGGAACTGCTCGCGCACGGCCCAGCGAAACGAGAGCCAGAGCTTACGCTCGCACTTCTCGCCGAGCGTCGACGCGCCCATGTGCGGGCGAAAACACTCCTTGTGCGATGCGCGCTTCGCCTCGTGCGCCGCGTCGATCAGCGCGGTGATGGTGTTTTGACCTTCTGGAATTCTCATCTGCCTTCTCGTGCTATGGGAAACAATGAGGGCCGCCGTCGAACGCCTTCCGGCGGCGACCCTCACCTTCGCGCTACGTGCGCGTCACTTCGCCCAAGGCGGCTTCGGCCCGGCCTTCGGCCCGGCAGCCTTCGCAGCAGCAGGAGCGGGCGGCTGAGAGCCTTCGAGGGCCTTGTGCGCCTGCACCTCGTTCTGGGCGTCGTATCCGTTCGAGGGCTCACGCACCTTCAGCTTCACCGACACGTTGCAGCCGAGGAGCTGGTCGATGTCGTTGACCCGGGCGAGGCCGACGCAGCGGCAGAGTTCCGCGAGCTGCTCGCGACCGATGGACTCGGCCTTTGGGTTTTCGTTCCTGACGTTGTAGTTGCTCCAGACCTTGCGGCCTGCGCCGCTCGGCCCCGAGATCGTGTACTCGACGCGGAGGTACTGACCCGTGCCGCTCTTGGTCTGCTTGACCTCGGCTCCGCTCACCGATGCGGTGTACCAGCCAGCGGGCAGCACCTCGAAGCTCTTCTCGGTTGCGGGAACGTCGGACGGGTTGAAATCGAATTGCATGTTTCAGGCTTCTTTCTTGTGGGGGGCAGTGATTGCGAAGCTCGGTCGCCCGGGCGTCGTCGTGATTGCGCCGAGGAGCGGCGCGGTGATGGTCGGCGCTGCGCTCTTCCACGCGGCGGCGTTGATGTCGGCGGACCAACGGAACAGGCTCCCGAGGTGCTCGGAGAGACCGTGCTCGGCTGCGAGTTCCTGCAAGCGGTCGGCGTCAACCTTGCGGTTCATGCGGCCTACGACCTTGATGCTGAAGCCCTGCTCGGTCTTCGCGTTCGTCGTGCCCTCCTTGCCTTCGTCGAGGGCGAGGAGCTCGACGAGGCGGTCTTCGATGGTGCGTCGGCGTGCGACGGCGATCGCCTCGTCAGCCTTCGCGTCCACCCACTGGGCGGAGAGTTCGTCGAGTTCGCGGCTCATGGCTTTCCTTTCAACGCGTCGATGATCTTGTCCTTGTGCTGCTCCCAATCGTGACGGCTGAACACGTACTGCTTGGGCTGCGGCGGGTGCATGAGCTCGGCCAGCTGAAGAAGGCTGTCCGTGTCGGTGCACGTATCGATACAGAAATCCATGAGCGGTCCGGGCGTCAGGCGATGGTTCACTGCGCACCGCCGATCTTGCGGATGACCGCGCCGAGGTCTGGAGACTCCCACTGTTCGAGCTTGCCCGAGCGGTCCTTGGCGAGCCATGCGCCATCGGGCGCACACTGGAGGCCGCGGACCGCGTTGCCTTCCGCGTCGCGCTCGACCCTTAGGGCGAGCACCTCGTCGAAGAAGTAGGGCAACGCTTGACCCGTTTTGTTCCCCGGCATCCCTGGCGCGTAGGTGATCTTCCCGAGTTCGTCGGTCGTCTTGTCGAGCTTCGCCGTGACGTAGACGTGATGCGTCGGGACATCGCGGAAGGCGCGCACAAGCTCTGCGAGCTGGTCCTGCATCGCGCCGTACGCTTGGCGCGGGTCTTTCGCCGTGCGTTTCTCGGTCGTGAGGATGACCTCGGCGATTTCCGAGAGCGAATCGATCGCGACGCTGGCGAAGCCACGCGCTTCGTCTGAGCCGACGAGCCACGAGTAAGCCTCGTGCAGTTCGGCGATGGTGCTGATCGTGATGTAGGGCACCTCGTCGTCGGCGAGGCTAAGAAGCCCGCCTTCTGCCGAGAGCACGATCGGGCTCGGGAGCGTGCGGATGAGCGACGTTTTGCCAGCGCCCGCGGCGCCGTACACGAGCACCTTCACCGCGCCAGCCGCGCGAGAGGTCCGTTTGATGCTGATTGCCATGGCTCAGCTCTCCTCGCCGAAGCGGTTCGCGTGCTTCTGGAGGTGCCGCATGACGCGCGTGCGCTCCTCGGGCTGCATCGCGGCGAGGTCGGCGTTCGAGATGCCGTGCGCGCGCCTCCACATTTGGGAGTACGTCGACCAGTGGGTGACGCTCCCGTCCTTGTGCAACTTTGGCCTCATGTTCAATCCTTGCTCCGACTGGTCCGGTGATTCGGGTTTGTCGGGGAGCCCCGCCGACGCATCGAGCGTCGCGTGCCCTCATGGGGCGGGGCTTGGGTGCGCTTTAGGCGGTCGCGGCCTTGTTCACATCGGCCCAGCGCAGGAGGCGACCGTCGGAAAGCAGGTATCCCATCTCGCCGTTCGTGAAGTCGCAGTTCGGTCCGGGGAGCCACGTTGCCGTCGTAATCGTGAGCCCGCGCTTCGTGAGCGCGTTGCGGACCTTGCGGGAGAAGTCACGGGCGGAGAAGTGATGCTGCGTCATTGTTCGTTCCTCTTCGCCTCGGTCGGGTGATTCCGTTTGGGCGATGAAGAGACCCTACGCGAGTTCTTTCCGAGTTTCGAGAACATTCGACATCGGCGTGCGTTTTTTATTTCTTGCGCTGTAGACTGCGAACAGTGGTAGGATGCGCCGCAGGAGGCTCGAAACATGTTGACGCTCGAAGAAATCAAGGAACGGCTCGCCGACCGGCGGCTCGACATCGTTGCGGAGGCGACGGGTCTGCACGTCAACTCGATCGCGCGCATCCGAAACGGGGTGAACGCGAACCCGAAGCACGCGACGCTGGTGGCGCTCTCGGCGTACCTGGAGGCGCGACCATGAACGCCGACGAAAAGCAGGCGCGCGCCATCATCGGAGACTGGCTGTTCGACCGCATTGTGCGCGTTGAAGACCGCGCGCACGCCATCCGAGCGGCAGAGGTGCGTCTCTACGCCGAGCAGCATCAGGCGCGGGCGTTCTGGGAGCAGGCGAAGGCGGTGGCCAAGTGACCCCGCTCGAAGCCGCCCTCGCCTACGCGAGCTGGGGCTGGCCCGTCCTGCCCATCGTGCCGAACGGGAAGCTCCCGGCGACGCAGCACGGCGTGAACGACGCGACGACAAACGAGGCGACGATTCGCCGATGGTTCGAGGGTCACGACGATCGCAACGTGGGCATCGCCTGCGGCGCGGCCTCGGGACTCGTCGTCTTCGACATCGACCCGCGCAACGGTGGCGATGACTCGTGGAGCTCGTGGACAGACGAGCGAGGCGCGC